AAGAGCATTAAAAATGTACGAACCTGTATCCACAAAAGTTTCAGTTTCATCAATATCTGCAGCAAGTTGGGTGTATTCTCCACCAATTTCTTTTACAATATCTTTAAGGAAGTCCATAGTTTATATAAAAAAAGATTCTAATGTGTTGGTTTTTTCAGTTTTCCATCCAATACATTGAAGGATTGTCTTCAGTGGATCTAGAAAACTTTTATCAAATTGAAGTTCATAATCAACATACTTATTAAGATTTAACTCTTTAGGGAATTGTTGAATGAAGGACAATACATTTTCATGTATTGGATTTGCTGCTTTTAAATAACAGAATTTAATTTTCTCTCCATTATTAATAACAGGATATTTATTATCTAAATTATTTTTTTTAATATAGTAATTATACAGCAATACCCCTCTAATGTGAATAGGTGTTCCCTTTTCATAGATTGAATTTACTGATCTATACTTACTGATATTATTAGCAGTCCTAGGGAAAGAAATGTCTTCTGGGGGAAGATTGTAAAATTTAGTTCTACTCTTATCGATGAACTCAATCATATCATCTTCAGTTTTATTCATAATGATCTGGAATGCTTCTTTAATCATTGTCCTGCAAGGAGCAGGAGTTGAAGATTTAATTGCCTCAAGACCCATGATTTTAAGTTTAGGTTCTGAATAACGAACACCTTCACTATCCCAAACATTAAGAATGTATCTTTTCTTTGCAGTCCAAATTCCTCTTTCTGCAATATTCTCCCTCTTCATCTGCATCTTTTGGTCATAAGCATTTACATACTTAGCCAATTCTTGGTAAGAACTTTCAATATACTTTTCAAATTCCAACTTACAGATCTTATCAAGGAACGAGACAATGCCCTCAGTAGTTTTCTCTCTTCCCTGGTATACACTTTCAACCAAAGGACCCATATTAAGATAGATGGAATCAGTATCAGAAGCAATAACATAATCAACACCCTTAGTTTTAAGAATCTTATTAAGATATAAATTCATCTTACTCTCAATCCAACGAATTGAGACTTGTCCAGAAAGAGTTACTGCTTCAGCATTTTCAATACGAAAATATCTAAAATACTCATTACCAACAGCACCATAAGCAGAGTTCAAAGAAATTTTCTTTGCCATCTGAATATTGTTACATCTAGAAATTTCTTTCATCAATTCAACAGTAGGAGTTTTTTCATACTGTTGTTTTGCTTCAATCATTTTCTTTTTATAGATTACACGATCAGTGTACATCTTTTCCATCAACTCTGGAAGAAATCCTCTAATGTCTTTCTTATATTGTGCCCCATTAGCACATACTGCATATGGATAATTCTCTGGAATGGTAACTTCCTTTTTAAGAAGTTTGTCTACTGAAATTGAAGGGAATCTATCTTCAACTAAAGTTTCTGGTGAAATGTTATATTGCATAATCAAATGAGGATATAGAGAGTTGAGGTCAAATGAAACCACCCACTCATGCTTTCCTATAATTGGATCCTTTACATAGGCTCCTTCATATCTTTGATCTTTCTTAGATTCTTTTTTGAAAGGGATTACTACATTTTTAGATCTTAGATAATTGTAAATGATGGCATCCCACATTCTAACTTGATAGAATACATCATTGTAATTACTTTTAGCATCATATGCCATAGTGATAGCAAGTTCAATAAGACGCATCTTATCCTCAAGTCTATCTACTAGTTCTACGTCAACAATGTTATATTCTACAAATTTTTGCCAGTTTTTTGTATAGAACTCTTTAAAAGTATCATACTCTGAGTGATCTAGTTTTTTCTGTCCTAGTTCAACATTAGCAATATGATCAAGTCTATATGATTCCTGATTAGTATAAGTAAATTTCTTATACAGTTCCATATAATCCAAAATTGTAATGCCAGCAATCTCAACTCGTGTTTGAGTTCTACCTGCAATAACAACCTCAGTTTCTGTTACTATTCCCCAAGGAGAAAGTTTTTTTACTGCTTTCTCCCCAAACATTTTATTAATTCTTCCAGATAGATATGGAATATCATAAAGATCACAATTCCATCCAGTGATAACATCTGGATGATTTGAGTCCCAATAAAAAAGAAATCTATCCAACAAATCATACTCATCCTTACAAAGGATATAAGTTACATTTGGTTTAGTATTGACAAAAGGTTTAACTCCCCAAGTAATAATATTTTTAGTATTATAATCTTGAATGGAAATTGTCAAGAGTTCTTCTTGACAACTTTTAACATCAGGGAATCCATTTTCTGATGCAACCTCAATGTCAATGGTTATCAGTTGGATTTTACTAATATCAAATTTAATAGCATCTTCTGTATAGTTATCTGAGATGTATTGATTGATGTATCTAGTATTTCCGTATAGTTGAAAGTTATCAACATTTTTATACTTGTCTATAAATTCTCTAGTTTCACGAATTGTGCCTGGTTTAACTTCACCTACAAAATTGCCATCTAATGTTTTAAATTTTGTTTTTTTATTAGTGCTTACATAAATTGTGGGATAGAAAGTTTCTCTGTTTTTAAAATGTTCTCCATTATAAAACCCCCTGGAGAGAATTTCATTTCCCACCAGGACAACATTTGTGTAAAACTTCATTTAATAGCCTTCAAGTATTTTTCAATTTGATCTGATTTAGGGTCAACAATAGTAAGTATAGAATCTGAATGAATCTTAATTTCTTTTTGGTCTGTAAAGTCTGGCCATCTTTTTACAGTATATTCTCCAAAAGGTTCTTTGACCATCTCAACAGGATTTACCAGTTTGCAATCAGGTTCTCCTAGATCTGCCCCTCCAACCTCATGAATTTCAGTAACTAAAATAGTATCATTCTTCAGGAGTAAAATCTTGAGGTTCTGCATTAAATTGTTCCAAATAAGATTGTTTAACTTCGTCCAAAGGTTCCACAATAGAAACTACCCAATCACAAGGAATAGGAATTTCCTTTTGCTTTGACAATGCTGCATATGGGTAAAAACTTACCTTTGCAGATTCACCTTCTAGACCTTGCTCTAGTTTAGTAATAAATGGATTATTGAGCAAATAACCAATTACTTTATCGCCAGACATCATTTCTTTGACATCAGCAATAACATCTTCGTATGATTTAAGAATCAAAAGTTTAACTGACATAGTTCTCCAATGTAAGTGATTTATCTTGCAGTTTTAAAATATAGGTTGCAAGTTTATCTATATACCCCTTATTTCTAAGTTCTTTAAAAACAAGATTTTCAAAGGCATATTCTCCTGCTTTATCCAACCCAGAGTTTCTCATATCTCTAATTTTTTTCAGAAGTTTTTCTAAAACCTCCTCATTGTTTGATGACTGGATAGACCTATTGATCTTACCAATCATATCATTGACCTTCTGATTTAGCAAGTCCTTGTCCAGTTCTCCAGAAAACTTTTCAGGTTTAATTAACCATTTATTTGACTTTAAAGAAAAGACTCCTTGACTTTTTCTTCTATCCTTCCCAGGCTCTTCAACATATGGTTCTACATCATGTCCATACACTTTTACATTATGAGTCAAAGACCAAAGTTGCTTCTTGGCCTGATAGTAATCAGACATTACATCTGGGCAAGATTTTGTATCAGCAACTATATGAAGATCTAAATCAGAGTACTTAGTATAATTATATCCAGCATTTCCACCAAGAAGAAGAATGTCTTTAACCTTTGACTTCTTTATATCAACAAAATCTGCCCAAGCCTGAGCAACTTTTAACAAATGAGATCTTACCTCTGGTTTTATTTTTTCCCCATTCCAGAAAGCAGGATTTAATTTATCATGAACTCTAAATGATATTGATTCTTCAAGGAAAGTCTTATAATTCTTCATTAATCCTTTTTATAGGTATTTATAAAAAGGGGGGAACAGGATGGTCTTAGTCATCCTTCCCCCAGCGGCGACGATATTCAATAATATTTATAGATAATTTTTACGAGCATGATGTTCAGGAACAACTTTTCCTAGTGTAATGGTAAGTAGTCCATCTTCAAAAATTACTTCTCTAACTTCTGTATCATCAGAAAGTGACCATGCCCTCTTAAAGGATCTTTGTCCAACTCCTCTATGAATATAAGAATCTGAAGATCCTTTATCTTCTCTATCACCTTCTACAAATAGTTTACCATACTCAGTGTAAACTGTAATTTCAGATTTCTTAAATCCTGCAAGTGCTAATTCAAGTCTAGATTCTACAGCACTAACTTGAATCAGATTATACGGTGGATAATTTGAAGAAGTTTCATGTAGATTAAATAAGCGATCAAAGTATTCATCCAGTCCAATACTATTGCGTGTAATCTTATCCATTAGTGTAGGAAGATCAGACGCAGTGTATCTAGCAAGACTTGTCATTATAGTAATCTCCTTAAAAAGCGAGTTTGTGTTTTGTGGACCCCTAAGGCATCCAATACTAATTATAACACATTCAATAAAAAAGGGGGTGTTGAACCCCCTACAAAATTATTCTGTTACCTCTACCTTTTTCTTTTTTGACCCAATATTATATTTGGTCTCAAGAGTCCATTCATTTTTTTCCTTATATGAAAGGACTTTAATCTGGTTAAGTGGGGCAATATCAGAAATTTTATTTACATCTACAATAGTAATTAATCCCCAATCAGCAAGAAGTTGTGCAATCCTATTACGTCTCTGAACATCATTGACAGTAAGATTTGCATGTTTGCCATCAAGAGCAAACAACTCTTTGAAATGCACCAGATAATATCTACCTTGCTTATGTAGAATATGGCAAGATTGATAAATCTTTTTTTCCTTTCTAGATGCTACTCCAATACGAGTAAGTGTCTCACGAACCTTCAAAAAGTCATCGGGTTCATTTAGGACTACTTCCACCATTTGGTCTGGAGTCCAATTCACTTCAGGTTCTTGAACAACACTCATTTTGTTCCTCCAATTTCAAGTTTCTGTGTTATAAAATTAAGTTGGTCTTTAGTCAGAATTTTCAAAGCTTGTTCTGCTTTATCTTTACTATACCCATAGTAAGATTTAACTAAATCAATATCTTTAAGTTTATCCTTACGAATCCAAGGAGAATATCTCTTTTTGATCCTGAGAATATTTATAAGAAAATCATATTGTAACTTTTTGTCTAATGAATGATTCTTATTGAGTTCATTAACATACATCAGACAATCAATGTGACCAGATAAACACTTGTTAATAATATATGGAGAGTACTCTTTAGTAGAAGAAGGATCTTCATCCATAATATGTTTTTTAGTTTGATTAATTGAATTCAACCAATCTTTCAATTCATACTTCATAATTAATAAGAACTAATTCTTTTCGTTCATGTTGGTCTTTCATGTATTCTCCAACTGATCTCATAGTATAAGTATGAGCAAATTCAATTGCTTTCCATGTATTAAATCTTTCTTTGATCAACTGAGTTGAATTATAACTGACCATCATATCCATATTATTAGAATCACAATCAGCAGCAAACTTATCGTGATCAAATCCTTTGTGCATTGATCCTCTGTTCCCATAGAGATTATCCTTAATATCATAAGGAGGGTCAAGATACATAAAAGCACCTGTGTCTCCATCCATGAGGTAATCATAGGAGTAATTAGTAATACGCCAATTTGCAATCAACTCTGAGTATTCTCGCAATTTGTAGATTCCCCTCAAGGAGAAATTGGAACTACTTGCTTGTGCAGAAAAAGATGAACTTTCGGTAAGACCACTAAAAGAACATTTGTTAACAATATAGAAAGCGACAGCACGATTAAAGTTAGTTTCAGACTCATCATTGATATGCTCCTTTGACTTTGTAAATAATTCTCTTGCTAATTCTGGAGTATTGTAAGCAAGTTTACAATCAACTAATTCGCTCTGTAGATCATATCCAAACATCTGGAGTTGCTGCCAGAAGTTTACCAATGGTTCATAAAGGTCATTTACCCAAATATCTAACAAAGGAAACATCTTGGTGATGTAAATTGCAACACTTCCACCGCCAAGAAATGGTTCACGAAACTCTCCATAACAATCTCTAAGATTAGGAAAGTATTGTGCTAGTTTTTGCACTGCTCTGGATTTTCCTCCAGGGTAGCGTAATGGTGTCTTAAGTTCCTTCATAATCAGGTTTATGATATTTTAAATATTCCCAAAATGTGAGTTTCATTTCCTTCTGCGTCATACCACAATGGTTTGCAGCAGCAGGAAGGGTCATTTTAGCACGAAATAAACATTCATTTGCTTCTCTGACATTTTCTGGAGTAGTTTTCACTACAGGTTCTTTTAGATGTTTATATGAAATTTTATAAGGGTTCATAGAATCAAAGATTTTTCTGTAGTAATGACTCTACCAAAAACACTTTTATGATACTTGATGACATCATCATCTGGTGTTGCAATATAAACAACAAATGATTTGCCAATAGTTAATTGATTATCTGTCTTACTGATAATTGGTGCCCAAGGAACAAATCCAAGTTGTCCTTGCCCTGTAGGAACTGCTGCAAGAGCATCCTTAATAATAATATAAGTATCGAACTCTTCAATAAGTTCTGCAATTACTTCTTGACCAAAAGAAAATCTAACAAGTTTTACATTCATTTAAAATTACACTCCACCATAATTTCTGTAAGGGCAGCAAGAATATTTATTTCTTGGTCTGCCACAAATGCGCTTTGGTACTGGTACTTAGCAATAATAAGAACTGCAGCAGCAATTCCAGAACCATCTAATTTATCATACAAGGCATCATAAACATTACGAAGAACAATGCCTGCATCATTATCCAAATTTTCTACAACCCATTTACGAACTTCACCAAAGTTCTTTTCCTTCAAATGTTTGACTAGATCATTTAGTTTTACATTACTAAAGGATGCAAGGATTGCAGAATCAATAGATCCACCAACTGAATATCTTTGACATTCATTTAAAACTCTTCTCCAATCTGGGAAGTGCTTATTGATCAGTTGTGCAATAACTTTTGGATCATATTTTACAGATTCTTTATCCAAAATAGTCTGCAGACGAATGAAAAATGATTCTGCTAGAGAAACTTTTTCTTTAGTCTTAATAGCAAAATCAACAACTGCACATCTAGAATGGAGAGGATCAATGATCTTATTTTTATAATTACATGTAAAAATAAATCTACAATTATTATAAAAAGTTTCTATATTAGCTCTAAGAAGTAGTTGCACATCAGTAGTAGTATTATCAGCTTCATCAATGATAATAACTTTTGGTTTTCCATTTCCCTGAAGGGAGACTGTTGATGCAAAATTCTTTGCCTGATTTCTAACTGTATCTAGAAATCTTCCTTCATCTGATCCATTAATGATGTAAAAATCTACTCCTAATTCATTACACAATGCCTTTGCCACTGTAGTCTTACCACATCCAGCAGGACCAGATAGGAGAAGATTTGGAACTTCTCCAGCATCTACAAACTTTTGAAATGTTTGTTTGATGGCATCTGGCAAAATACAATCTTTAATTGTTTTGGGTCTATATTTTTCAACCCAAAGAAATTGGTCACGACTCATAATTTAAAAATCAGGATTAAACTGGTTGGGGTCCTCCAACTATTCTTGCTGAAGGTATTTGTGCCTGAGATACTTTAACTGCATGGCACTGATTATTTGCTTCAACAATAAGTTCTAGATATCTAGAATCTTTTGGAAGTTGGTATCTTACTCTAAATTTCATTCAAAGGTTGAATCTGGTTCAAGAGCAATAAAGTATGTTAGATTGTATTTTTCGTTAGTGAATTTGGCAACATTCTTTTCTGAAATAATTACACTATAGCAACCAGGAATAATTTTAATGTTTTCTACTTTAAAATTAAACACAAATGTATTTAAAGTTTCACCAACAACAATTGAAAACTCATTAGATGTATCATTCTTTTTATCTCTAACAACAAGTCTAATTACACCAGACTCTCCAACAACAGAAAGATCATCAAGATCATATACTGATGCTGCTTTCTTAAGTTTATCTAGTTGTGAATGCTCCAGTTCAAAACAGACATCTTCAGATGGAAGTTTCATCTCTCTATTTGGAGGTGATACAATCACTTCAGGGTCTGCATAAAAATATTTTACCTTCCTCTTCCCTTCACGAATAATAAGATAGTTTTCATTATCAAAATCCAGTTCAGGATCTTGGTGAAGATTTAGTCCATTTAGAAATTGATTAAGATCATAGATTGCAAAATCTTTTGGAAAACTTTCTTCCACTTCTGCTTCAGCAAAGATATTAGTCATTACTGAAATAGTCTTCAATTTAGACCCTTCTTTAAAAACAATAGACTGATTAATAGAAGAAAAATTCTTCAGGATATTAATAGTATTTTCAGAAAGTTTCATAGGTGCTCTTAGTTTCATTGTGTAGTCCAGCAAAGTTATATAGAAGAATGCAGTAATGGATTGCTTTCAAAATATCAAGCCTTGACTTTCCATTCTTTTTACCAAATCTAGAAAGATATTTAATAGCATTAGACCTTGTAAAAGGTTCAGCATCGCCAATACTTTCAATCAGATCAAGAGTTTGAGTCTTGGACTGTTCAGAAGTATAATGTGCCTTGTAAGTGCTGGCAAGATACTGCTCAATATCTTTTAGAGTTTTATCTTCATTATATTTCCAAAATCCATTTTTATTAGTATTTTCAGTCATATTCAAATTAAAAGTATGAGGGTCATCTGGCATTTCTGTAAGAGTATATTTTACAGATCCATCAGGATATGTGTGTTTATAACAACCCAATTCAGGATTGTCTGAGGTTGTGGTAATTGGATTATTAGATGGTTTAAACCAAAATCCATCTGCAGTCATTCTATATCCTTTGTTTGTCATGCTTACATAATTTTGTTCATCATCAGGACCAAACATAGTAAATTTTATAATTTGTCAGTAATCATAATACCACCTATATCAATTAGAGTCAACCATCATACTGAATCCTTTTTTCTTTTCAAATCTAATTGTCTTGTCAAATTTTTCAAGTAAATCATCTACTTTATGAGAAATAACAAATGTATTTGAATTTTTAATTACAAATTTAATAATTTTAGTAAAGTAATCTGTTCCAGCTTCATCCAGTGAGCTATCAAATATCTCATCTAAAATTAATAAATTTGTGTTGATTGAATTTTTAATTTTGGCAACTTCTCTCCAAGTAAACAAAAGTGCAAGATCTATTCTCATTTTTTCTCCTTCGGAAAAAGACGAATAAGAAAAATCTTGATAACTTGGGTTTAAAGCCTTTTCATTGAACTCTTCATCTAAAACAAAATGAACAGGGAAATCTAAAATTTCCAAATACTTATTTAAATTAGTATTAATGATTGGTAAGTATTTTTTGATAATTTTAGATTTTGCCCCATCATCTTTAAGAAGTAGATTGATAAATTCGTAATTTTGAAGCTCTTCTTTTTTAGTAGAAATATCTTGAAGTAAATCTTCTAAAGATTCTTTAAGTGATTTTAATTTTTCATGTTCAATATTTGTGTCTTGATTTTGGGAGGTAAGTGTTTGAATTTCAGATTCAATAATTTTGATCTGTTTTCTAAATCCAGAAATTTCAACGTTGTTAAAATTAATGTCATTGATTAATTTTGATACCTCTTTAGTAATTTGAATGAACTCATTTTGTTTTTTCTTTTCCGACTTAATAGAATTTAAAAGATGTTTTTGATCTTCTTGAATTTCCTTTGCATTGCTCTCAATGGTTTCAATTTTATTTAACCGAAATTCTTCTTCAATATTTTGAGTGCATGTAGGGCAAACCCTATTCTTTTTAAAAAATTTATGCTCATCAATTAAAGAAGATATTTTTTGATTAATAGCAGCATTAGAATTTTCAAGATTAGTTAAGTCATCTTCAGAATAAGTAAGAAGAATAAGATCATTATTCAACACTTCAATTTTTTTCTGAAGTGATTCTATATTTGTATCCAACTTAATTATTTCATTTTCAAATTCTAATACTCTATTAGATTTATTTTCTATATCTTGTTCTGTTCTTTTTTGCAACTCTAAAATAAAGTTAGATTGAGAATCAATTTTATCTTGAAGGTTTTCTTTTTTATATGAAAAGTCTCTAACTTCATCTCGCAATTCTTTTATCTTTACTTTTGCAACATCATTCATAGAAGAAAATACTTTAATGTCAAGTAAATCTTCCACAACTTCTCTTCTATGTTGAGAAGACAGTTGCATGAATGGAACAAAATTAGAAGATCCTAAGACTATAATCTGAGTGAAGGATTTATAATTTAATTTTAATAGCGACTGTTCTATCCACTTTTGTTGATCATTTGAAGATGATGCCTGATCCAATAAAACATTATTTCTATAGATTTCAAAAATAGCTGGTTTAATTCCTCTAATAATTTTCCAGTTTTTTCCACTAACAGTAAATTCAATTTCAACCTTACAATCTTTTTCGTTGCAAGTGTTGACTAATTGATTTTTATTAATTTTCCTAAAAGGTTTATTAAACAAGGAGAATGTAAGAGCATCTAACATAGTGCTCTTTCCAGCCCCATTATATCCAACTACTAAAGTTGCATTACTCTCTGATAGATTAATTTCTGTCCAATAATTACCAGAAGAAAGAAAATTTTTATATCTTAGTTTTTGAAACTTTATCATAATCAGGAGGAATAACAATATCGTCTGAGGTGATTATAGCATAACTATAATCTAATTGGTCACATGCTGCTACAGCTACTTCAGTATTTACTTCAATGATATCCATATCTGGATAATCTAATTCTTCTAACATCATTTTATATCTAACAGCATCATCTTCTTCCTCAAATAGAAACAAAACTTTTTCTCCGTTTCTATTTTCTACTGCAAATGCTCCGTTTTGATCTTCATCTGAAACTGTTAATATATACATGTTAAATCTGAAATGATTCTTGATATATTGATTGTATCAAGGTTTTTATTCTATTTTTATTTAACTTAATTTCAGATTCATCAACATATTTTTTCAGAAGAGATAGAGTATCTTCATTCTCTACATGTTCACATGCATCAAATTCATGATTGATTTGAATATTTTCTATGATTTTAAGTTCTTGAATATTTGCTTCCAATAAAAAGTCTAAGAATTTTTCATACTTAACTTTATCTTTCTTTTCATTTACTATCAACTTAACCATGCAGTTTTCATAATCTTCAAGATTAATAAACATATCATCAACATAATTGATAATTTTAAACATTTGATATGGATTATCTATTTTAATAATCTCAAGTGTTTCTGTGTCAAATATAGAAAATCCTCTAGTATCAGAATAATCATTCCAATATAATTGATATGGATTGCCAAGATAATATATTTTTCCATCATCACTTCTAGTATGATAGTGTCCTGAAAATACTCTATCAAACTTTTCAAATATAGATTTGTCTCTTCCATTTTCTTGAACATGCCCTTTATGGGCATAAAACCCTGACAATTCAAGGTGTCCCATAGCAACCCTAGCAGAAGTGTTTTGTATTGCTCTGAGGGTCTCAGACTCCCCATCTGAGGTTATCCAGGGAACAAACAGCACTTCCTGTCCATCAAAATGTACATTAGATGGTTTAGTGTATATGTTAATGTTCTTATAATTTCCAATTAAAAGTTCTGGACTGTTGAGTTTATTTGTATTCTTATAAAAGATGTCATGATTACCAAGAACCAAATGAACTTTATATTTTTTAAGTGGTTCTAAAATAACTCTCTTTGTCCAATCAATACTCCAATAATCTGTAGATTTACGATTGTCAAAAATATCACCAAGGTGTATGACAGTATCAATTTTGTATTTTTTTAGTGTTGGAAAAAATACTTTGCTATAAAATTTCTCAAAGTAATCATGAAATATCGTATTTCCCTTTTTAAAATTAAAATGGGTGTCAGTTATAATAGCTATTAGCATTTTAAAAAATTCACTTAGTATTATTATGAAAATCTATAATTAATATTATCTTTAATATTATTCATATTAGCAGAATCATAACCTAATTCTGAAGTATCTGCAAAGAATACTTCATCAAATCCAGATCTTTCGATAATTTTGGTTTTAATTTCAAGTTGCTTTTTCTCTTTTGCAATTCTTCTTAGAAATGCATAGTAAACTATTTGAGTAAAATATGCAAAAGGATTTGTTCTTTCAACATCAAAGTTATCAATGTATTGAATACAATTTTCTATTCCATCACATATCATATCATCTTTGAACATATAGTTTACAAAGTTTGGTTTATATGATAAATGTGTTGCAATTTTTAAAAAGCATTCTCCAAGATAATTTGTAATCCTTGGTTTAGGAAGATCATTTTTTTTGGCGTGAATTACTTTTCTTTTATACTCAGTAAGAGCTTGATGGAATTCTTTGTTGTTTACGTAATGTTCTGACCTTTTCTTTCCTTTAGGCATTATTCCTAACATAAAATATTTTTATAGGTGTTCAAATAGTAGCATAAGAACACAAAAATGACAAGTAGTTGACAAGAATTTGTATTTTAAGTAGAATCACTCTGTTAGGTTTCAAGAAAAATAATATCTAACTTTCTCTATAAGCTTTTTCTAAAGATCTTCTTGCCTCATCAACTTTGGATATTAATCCCATAGTTCTATCTATATTTACTTTAGAACTGCTTCTATTGAATTTATGATATATTTTAATAATTTCTTTATTAGTAATTTCAGTCATAGTAATGACTTTATCCATATCAATAATATACATACTGTCATCAGGGATAGTCATCCAAGGTTCAACCTTATATCCAGCAATTGCACCAGATTTAGTGGTTATATGTGATATTATAATAGGACTGTCTAGAAGTAATAGAGTTCTTTCATCTTCATCCAACACAGAAAGAAAAGTAAAGATCTCTTCTCCAGATACCAACTTAATTGAAGCGTAAAATTCCTGTTCCATTATTTTTTAAAATTTATTGTAATTATTTCGTAATCAAAATTTTCTTCATTGTATATTTTAATTCTTTCAACTAAGTGATTGAGAGTGTAGTTTCTTGTGCTATTATGAGTCATATCATCTGCAATATCATATAATGTTGCTGATAATTTCTCTTTTCCTTTTCTAAGAACTCTGCCTATACTTTGAAGATTTCTTATTCTAGATTTACTAGGTGATGCAAATACCACATTGTGCAAATTTTTTATATTAATTCCAGTACTAAAGGTTCCATAAGAAGCAATAATAATCGCATTACTTTCTTCTTCTGTAATTTTTCTAACTAATTCTCTTTCTTCAGTATCAACTCCACCATGAATAAAGAATATCTTTCTATTTTTATTACCATCTTTATTTATTATCTCATAAAGAGGCTCTCCATGAGTGGAAACCCTACTGAACAATACTAAGGTATTTCCCTTAAGATCTAGAACTAAATTCTTTATAAAATTATTTCTCCTAGAATTTCCAATTAAATATTGAACTTCTTCCTCATAAACATTAAACTTTTGGGGTTCATGCTTTAGAAGAAGAACTTTAATTTTTAATTTGGATAAAAATCCTTGCTTTATTAACTCATCTGTTTTGATCAATTTATAAGTAGGTCCAAATAATCCTTCAAGAACTAATTTATGGGTTTGAGATCCATCAAGAGTTCCAGTAAATCCAAATCTATATTTGGCATTATGCAGATTAGACATAATGTTAATTAAGGATTTAGATTTAAATTGATGAGCCTCATCTCCAATAACAACATCAAACCTATCAAAAAACTTTTTATCTAGTTTGTAAATAGACTGCCAAGTTGAAATGGTAACTTGCTTTTCTGAAAATCTATCACTGCCACCATAAACTTTGTGACAATATTCAGAAGAGTTCCAACCATAGTCTTCAAAGTCCTTGTACATCTGCTCTACTAGAGATGTAGTAGGAACTACTAATAAAATGTTTTTTCCTTTTTCTACAAAGTATCTAACTACTGAATAAATCATCAATGATTTACCAGAAGCTGTTGGAGATAAAATGAGTTTTCTCTGATACTTCAAAGCATCATATACTCCTTGTACTTGATAATCTCTAGGAGCATGTGAACATATACTTACCATATAGTCTTTAATACCTTCCATTGAAATGGAATTGTCCATTTCTCCAGGAAGACCATAATACTTATTTTCTACAAATTCAAATTTATAATTGTGATTCTCACAAAAGGTTATTAATTTATCCAATAACCCAATATAAATTTCTCCAGTCTGTATATTAAATAGACGAATTTTTCCATCCCAGTGCTTGCTTCTAAATTGAGGCATGAACTTAGCACCAGGGACATCAAATGTAAATTGATCGCTTAGTTCATATTTAATATGAGCATCACAATCAATCTTGAAATAAATTTCATTTTTTTTGCTAATAACTAAATCAGACATATTACATTCCTGCTTGGAATCTTAAAAAATCAATTGAATTTTTTATTTGATAAGATCTATTGGAAATCATTTTTATAATTTCTTCAAGATACTTTAATATTGTATCATAGTAATCAATCTTAAGTAAGACTTTATTTAATTCCTCATCGGCCTCAAGATATCTTGTTAGTGTTTCTTTATCTCTAATTTTATATGGAAATGGATCATCTTTATAGACTTCTGGATCTGCCTTCCCATTATAATAATTAGATCTTGCTAATTTTTTTGTTTTGAATGTAATTAGTGCCTGTTTTCTTAAAAGTGATACATTGTTGTAAATTTCATAATATTTTGAATGTAGTAGTGGAACTTTTAAAGACTCATTGTGTAAATCATCTATATTAATTTCAGAGTCTTCTTTCCACATCATTTGAATTTCATCAAGAGAAATCATAAAGGAGTTCCTGTTGGGCTAACTATTCTATAATAAGTATACTTAAATGTTACTTCTGCTGTAAAGTATTGGATATCAGTTTGTGTAGCATCAAACTGAAGAGTTGATAGGTAATATGGAAATAATCCAGTATAAATTACCTGAGCATTTGGAACAAAATTACTGTTTAAAATTTGAAGAGTTCCATCAGACTCTTCGTAAAATCTTCCTTCTATTGCTGGAGAATTGTATCCAGTATCTTCAGTTTGAAGATCACTGTATTGTTCTAAGCTATATGGGAACCCCAGTCCCCTCATCCAGTTCTGGATTTCCATATAATTTTCTAAGTCTTCATCTACCAAAAATCTCAAACTAAAATCTTCAAAATTCATTTTATCGCCAGGAATATCTATGTTCTTTCCATAGCGAGTTTGGATAGCAGTTCCTAAAGTTATTGAAGGAATGTTTGCAGAGTTTGAAAAAAAATCTACTTTAGGTGCTTTTGCTAAAGTAAATTTAAACCCAAGTGGGGATAGAAAATTTCTATTTGTTACTTGAGTTTGCCAAGGACTTGTTGCCATTTTTTGAACTATTTATCCCATAAAAAAAGGACCCCCAAAAAGGAGGTCCCTGAAGAGTTGAAAAGAAACTCACATGAGGTTCTTGACTTGTACTCTTCTGTAGTATCTGTTGGTATTCTGTTGGATTCTGCCAAGACCTTGATCGGTACCTTCTGCAAATGGGTTTGCAACCATACCATATCTGGTCTTGAAGCCAATCTTAGGCTGGAAGGTGTCCTGACCAACAGCACGTACCATCTGGAGAGGTACATAAGGGCAGTAGAACAAACCAGCATCATAAGGATTGGTTCCCTTGTAACCTACAACATAATACTGCTCAGCAGCAAGGTTTGCAGAATATGGGTCAATATAAACCTTGAACTTACCATTGAGAACACCAGCAAAAGTATTGCCAGTATCATCAACATTCAGGTTAGCATTGAGTGCAGGGGTGTAATCAAGTAAACCTGCCATGGTGAGTGCAGAAGCAACATCAGCAGAGCAGAGGATTACATTACCCTTCCCTCTTCTTGTTCTTTGAGCGATAGCATTAGCATCTCTCTCAAGTTGGAACAGAAGACCCTTGAACTTCTCAACTGACCATCTACCATTGGAGTCTACATCCAGGTCAAAGATACCTGAAGTAGCAACATTGGTCTGTGCACCAGTTTCAGCAACCTTATAGATGGTTCTGATGATCTCTCTGTTGATCTCAGCAAGGATTTCAGTTGAGAGAATGTTTGCTAACTCAGCTTCAGCATCAAGACCATGAATTGCCTTGAGGTCTTGTGCAAGCTCAAGGGTGTACTCAGCTTTGAGTGCTCTTGACTTTGCAGTAACTGCAAGCTTCTCAATACTGAATGCCATCTGGTTGAACTGATTTCCATCAGCATCACCAAGTGCCTCAGCAGAAGCAGTGCCCATGCCTTGACCAGTCTTATAGTTGACTCCAAGAGCACCAGCACTGTTAAGGTCTGCAGGGTTTGATCCAGCAGCAGATCCACCAAGTGCAAAACCAGTAGTACCAAAACCTACAGATGCACCACCATCTGAACCACCAGTGTAGTCACCTTGAGTTAGGTTTGCACCACTGTTCTGAGCAGAGTATGCAGTATCAGGCTCATTGAAGAGTGCTTCCTGACCATTCTGGTTAACATATCTGCTTCTCATTGCAAAGATTAGTCCAGTTGGACCATTCATTGGCTGAACGCCAGCAAGATCATATGCAACCAAATTAGGCATTGAACGTCTGATCAGTGAGATCAGAACAGGATCAAAACCAGCAACAGGACCACCAGCAGTTGCGTTTCCTGAGAAACCTGCATTGCCTGAACCTGCACCAGGAGTTGCACCTGATAGGGTGTTGATGTTAGGAGCAGCTTCAGAAATGAAGGCTCTCTCTTCTCTTAAAAATCTTTCTTGGTTTTCTAGCAGTTGAGCGGTAACAGCTCTCTTATAAGGATCTGAAATCTTGTTAAGACCTTCAGCCTCAAGTAGAGGTTCCCACTTTCTCTGCAATTGTTCTGAAAGGAACATTTGCTTTTCTCCTTGTTAAGTCTTGGTAAAGTGTTTGTTTAACTACAAATATTTAGTATAACCTAAAGTTCACTTTGAGAATTTGTTAAGTGCTCTCAGATAAGCGTTCATTTGAGGAGTATACTCCTCAACATTTTCTTGAATCAGCACTTCTTCTCTTGTAGAACCTGTTGCTCTTGGGAAGTATGACTCCTTTAGAGTTTCCAGTTTCTCACGATAGTCTGTCTCACCTTCAAACTCAACACCTTCTGCAAGACCTGCAAGTTTTTCCTTCTGAGTTAAAGCTAACCCTTCAGTTACATTATTAAAAATGGTATCACTTACAGCCTCACTTAGTCTTTGATTTAATTGAACATTTCTTTCGATCTGTTCGTTGAGTTTTGACTCCATTTCATCTAGTCTTTCGACCATGCCTTCTAGCACATTATATTTATCTTCAGGGATTTCTACATAATGTTCTTCAAAAAGTTCAAAGAGTTTGCTCATGAAGGATTCTGAGATTTCTCCCTTAATCCCTGATTCAATCTGAAGAGCGTTTTCTTCAATCCACTCTTCAGATACATACTCAAGATAAGCATCAACTCTACTTGTTAGTTCTGATCTTATTTCTGTAACTTCTTCTACAAGATCTTTTTGATATTGATCTTGTAGTGCTTCCATAGCAGAAATAAGTTTTGATTTAACAGCAGCTTCAAAAATTGTTGCTGCCTTCTTCATAAACTCTTCTGAAAGATTTTCACCTTCCATAAGAGCATTGATATCATCAGAGTAATCAATATTTTCGTTTGCAATCTGATCTAACTTTTCTTTCAGTGAAAGAGTGTCTTCTTCTACAACTTCTTCACCTTCTGCTTCACCATCTACAACTTCATCTTCCTCAGACTCTTCTGATTCTAAAACTAAATCTTCTTCTTCAGATTCAGTTTCTTCATAAGACATTGCTGCTTTGTTAGCATGTTGCATTGGGTCAGGAGACTTAGCTCCTTTATGCTGAACATCTCTAACAGCCTTTAGTTTTCCAGAAGGAGTCTTATACTTGTTTGACTCATCATCAGGTCTTGAATTCTGGGGAGTTGGACCTCCTAAATCTTCCACTCCAGCAACAAGACCTTCGCCTGGAATGGTTGCTTTATGCATACCTTCTGCAGACTTGGCACTCCTATTTACAGCAGTGACAGATTTTTTAGTAGATACTTCCATTTCTTGTAAATCGTTACCGACACTCATTTGTATGCTCCGAATAAAAATCTCTTTTTTGATTTATTCTATATTTATTTATAATTTAAAGATTTAAGAGATAATCAGAAAATGCTTTGAGCTTTGTTTGCTCATTTAACTTTCTCTGTTTTACTAATCTTTCGATCTTTTGCTTTGTTTGTTGAGCATTCATTTCTTTCAAAATTCCACCATCCCAAACCCATTCTTTACCTTCCATAATACCTTCAACAAATGCATCTGGTGCTGAAGGATCTGCAACTATATCTGCTGCAGTTGCAAGCATAAAATCATCGCCAATATATTTAATTCCATTTCTTTCAACTAAAGAACCAATTCCTCTAGAAGAAACTCCAAGCTTTACTCCTTCCCCAAGAAGTGATTTTGCAATGTTGCCCATTGGGGTATCAAGGATTTTTGCTTTACCAACAAAATTATTTCCCTCAGACTTGAGGCTAGTGATCATATGAGATACTCTATCCAGATTTACTGTTGGACCATCTGGATGTCCAAGTTCTCCAAGTGCTCTACCTTGCTTGATAAAAGTTTCATTATATTTGGTTACTTCTCTAGCAAGTACTTCCATTGGATAGCATCTGCCATTTCTATTAGTTACTTCTGCTTGTAGAAATGGTCCCTGAATGTACAGGGTTTGTTTACCATTCTTTTCCTCAGTAATAATTTCTACTGATTCAATTTCTTCCGTGATTAGTTTCATGGTCATCCTTGTGATGTGGTTTGTACTTCTGAAATGTAAACACCTGTTGCTACTGCTCCCAATCCATATGCAGCAATTTTTACACTTCTTGCCACAATTGCATTTGTAACAGTAACTGCTCCACCAACTGCACTACTATTAAATGCTATAGTAATTGATGAATCAGTTTTAGATATGATTTGATTGTGATCAGTATTCAATCCTACAGGTTGAGACCCACTCACAGATACATGATCCCCAACAATAAATGGATTTCCAGAATTTTCACCAAAACTAATAATAGTTGTTGTTCCAGTAGTAATACCTGAAATTTTTTGTCTGGCAACTCTTTCTTTCAACACTTCAGGTTGATATTGAGAAATTGGAAAATCACTAGTTGTTGCAGTTGGATTAGTGCCAATAGAAACAGCAACAGTAGCACCAACTGGAACTATTCTAATAAAACCACTTTGAAGAGTGATTGCAGCACTTTGTGTAGATGCTGCACCAGCACTTGTAATTGGTGCTAGTGTCTGTACTATTTTGTATGACATACTTATGTGGACTTATATTAATTATTTATTAATTGTATTACTCCTCATCAAGCATAGAGGAAAACATATTTTTAGATACTACGGGTTTTAATCCATCAATTATTTCAGATGACTTAGTGTAGAGAATTTCTTTAATCTTATCTGAAACTTCCTCAGGAGATCCATCAGTAAGTATCATGTCCATTAATTCAGCAGTAGATTCCATAAAAAAATAGTATTTTGAATTATTTATATCTCAGCTCCCTTGATATTTGTAATTTTATTATCAGTGGATAGAGTATCTGGTTCTTTTGGTGCCACTCCCATAGGTTCATTTCCTGCTGCCATTGGATCTAAAGGCATACCATCTGGACCTACTGGTGGCATTAATTTTGGATCTATATACAATCCATCTTTAATTTCCTTTTTAATTAAATTATCTTCATCAAAGATTTCTTGATCAGTCTGCCTTAGAATTTTTCTTCTTACATAATCTCTTGAATAGTAAGTTCCAATATAAGGTTCAATAGCAACCATAAGATTGAGTCTCTCATTCATCAACTCAGTATCTTTTAACTCGGAAAAATGACCATCATAGAGATAATCATATTGAATATGATCACTCATTTTGTCCCAATCTTCTGGGGTTACAATATTTTTTAAGATTAACTGAGTTTTTAGCATGTCATGGAAAACATTGCTAAATCTCTTTCTTAGTCTTCCTACAAACTTACCAAACATCAGTTCATCTCTAAGAATTTCAGATGATCTTCCTAGATTAAATCCTCCATCTGATGCAGTTCTCGACTCAGGAACATTCAATGCTCTGAATAGTTTCTTTTGGAAATACTGAACATCAGTTAACTCTCCAAGATTTTGACCACCTGGAAGAGTAGTGATTTCAGTGCCTCTGCCACCTTCTCTACGAGGCAACCAGAAGTCTTCCATCATACTCATGAACTTCTTATCGTCCCTCATTTCACCAGTGCTTGCATCATACACTAGTTTATTTCTATAGCGATTCATCACATCTCTAAGGTATTGCTCTGCCTTTACCTTAGGAAGGTTGCCTACATCAATGTAAAAGATTCTTCTTTCTGGTGCTCTAGAAAGTCTGTAGATAACAAGCGCATCTTCAATCATCCTTAATTGATTGAGTGCTTTAATTGCTTTATGTAGATAAGAAAGAGTAAGTTGCCTATTTCTATCTACAAGACCAGATGTTACAAAGGTAACTGCATCTTTTGAAATGGGAATTCCTTTGTTTGCTGCAGCAGTTTTTTGGATGTGTCCTAGAGGAAAATACAGAAAATATTCTTCTATTTCTGGTTCATTGAAATCAGAAGCTTCTTGTCTGTTGTTATAAACTCCAGCATAATTATCAGATCTTTTCTTTTCCTTTCTGATAAATTTAGTTTTCAAGGCATCCATAAATCTAATGTCTTGAATACCTTCTTCTGGTTTTTTCAAGTCTATAACTTTATGATATAAAATTCTTCCATCTACGTACCAATTCTTAAAGATCTCATGAGATTTTTTATCAAAATCCATAAGATCTTTAATGTATTTAAATTCTTGTCTAATGATTTTCTTTAAACCATCACTAGCATTTAAATTACTTAATTCAATTTCAACTGGAGAATCATTAAGATCACTTACAATAGCCTCATTAACTACATTTTCAATAGCACTATCACACTCTGGATGAAGAGCCATCTCCCTATATCTTTTGATTAAATCATATTCATTTCTATAAACACCTTCAATATCTACATATTGACCATAAAAACCACTAGTTAAATAATAATCAACCCCATCCTCATTATTATCTGGGACAGGGGAGATCGCTTCTTTTGGTAATTTATTATCGTCTTCAAGTGAAAACCCAAAAAGTCTTGCCATTGTATAATTTTAAACTGTAATAGTATTTAGACTATGCTGGAGTTAGCTAATCCTGCAGCATCATTAGCTTCCCACCATTGAACTTGAAGATCTACAGTAAATTCTTCAATTTCATTTTCATTGTTATATGATAAATCAATAGCAGAAACACTGGTTGGAAATACACCATGAACAGTGTACTTTCTTAAAACTTGAATTTCAGTGGCATTTTGGTCTCCTCTGGTTCCCAATGAACCTACAGGACCTCTTGAGAGTTGTGACACACTCATGTCTGTCATGTAATCAGAAGGAGAGATAGTTCCAGACCCATCAGATACTTTAGTGATGAAATTCATCCATCTTTCAAAAAAGCTTCTCCATCTGAAATCAGTGTCATTAATGACTGTGATTGTCCAAACATCAAAGGTTCTGTCTCCAGCAATCTTAAGAGTTCTACCTCTAAAAGGAACTGGAATTTCAGCAATAGTTGATGCAGGCATACTAGCTGCCTTAATCAACATTAGATCTCCCTGATCAAATGAAATTCCAATTTCCTGGAAAAATCTTCCACTTGGAACACCACCACTTGCTCCAGAATTATTACTGTCAAAAGTAACTTCAAATAAGTTACTGCGTGCACCACCTCCCTTTAATTTTGTTTTAAAGGCATCAATAGTTCTGTCTTGAAATCTAGCCATGTTAGTTTCTCCGATTTAAATTAAACTGTACCTACAACTGTCTCAAATGAAACCCCAGTTCTGGTGGCAACAAATGTAAGACCAATAAAGTTAATTGATCTTGCAGGTTTCACATAAATATCAGCAATAAATTCATTTCTATCAATTACATCTGGAGTGTTATTTGATTCATCACAAATTAACAAGTAATCACTAATTCCTCTCTTAACTTGTACATCTCTTAAGTATGGTTCAACAATGTTAATGAAGTTTGCTCTTGTGGTTGCATCATTAAATTCAAATAATTGATCATCTGCAGCAGATTCTACTGCTTGTTCAATAGCAATAAAGAGTTTTCTAACATTGATTCTATCAAATGCGGATTGATAAGATAGTGCAGTTTTATCTCCAAATAGGATAATTCCAGATCCTGGAGAAGAAATGATAGGATTAATTCTTTGAGCATATAGCTCATCTCTATCGGATTGACCTGGGTTGTATGCTAATTTAATTGTAAATTTCAGAGAACCTCTAGTTTTTCCTGCTGGAGAATACCAGGGGAATTGATTTAGATCAGTTCTAACACACAGTCCTGCAATGTCAGATGAACATGGGATGTAGACAAACTGTTGATTAAATCTGTCATAAACATATTGATATCCACTGTCAAATACTGCATATGATGAGGATGATAGTGGACTGAAGAATGAAAGAACATTATCAAGTTGAGTAGATTGTGGGACAACATTTACAACAGTGCCTCTTGATGGAGAAATAAATGCAATACAATCTTTTCTAGTCTCTGCAATACTAATCAGTTTGTTAGCTTTAGCTTGCTCTTCTTCCTTACTTAAAGAAGCTCCACCTTGAAGTAAATAAGTAATATCTACTTCAGCATCATTAGCAAATCTATCATATGCTGTAGTAAGATCTGATAGTGATACTAAGAACCCTCCTTCTGCTCCATTATAATCTTTACCATTACTTAAAGTAAATGAAGCATTGCCAATTGAGTTAAATGTAGTATTTTCTGATTCTACTCCCCAATATCCTGCAGTTTCTGATTGTACAGTAAATGCTGATGAGAATTTAACTGCAACTGGATCTATGCCCCAGTAAGAATCTGTAGCATTTCCAAGAGATTTACCTGCAAAAATGTATCTGGAATTTAATCCAATATAATCTCTATAATAAATTTTAGTTGATGGAGAAATTGTAGCATCTGTAGCTTTTGATAGGTTTACAAACTTCTCAAGAATAGTTTGAGATGTTCCTGAAATGTTTCCTGACTTTTTGCTATCAATAACAACAATATGCATTGCATCATTAGAACCACCTCTTTCTGTCACATAAGCATTAGTGGTTGGTTTTGGAGCAATACTCTTCCATGGAATAGTTGCTGAATCACCTTTTGCAATGTCTAGGATATTTTGACTATTGTACCAATCATTGACCCTAGAAGGAGTTGCTGTTGATGCTGTGGTCCCAGCATTATTAACTACATTTAAAGATGCTGCTGTGAATGAATAAGAACTATTTTCTGTATAGTTTTGAGTAGTCTCTACACCACCAACAACTTTAGAAACTACTCTAACATAAAGTTCTGAAGAACCTACCCCAGTAATGATTCCCTTTAAGAATCCAGATGCTACTGAAGTTGTTCCAACTCCAGCAATAGTTCCAGTTAATGTTTGAGTAACTCCATATCCAACACTAACTCCAGTAGTATTGATTCCAGAAAGAGTTTGGTCTGCAAGATAGTCAATAACACAAACTTTTAACTCTTCTGCCCAATATCCAGGTTCTCTTGCTGCCCAATAGAATGCTGTTGAATTTTCATAAGTTTCTTTATAAACATCATAATTTTCAATTTTGAGTGCTGTTGAACCTACTCCAACACCAGCATTAGCATTTTTGAGATCAGTTCCATTACATCTTACTACTTGTAAACTTCCTCCATATGACAGGAAGTTTGATGCTGAATACCAATACTCATAATGATAATTGTTGATAGATGGAGTTCCAAAAACTCTTTTTAATTCATCTTCATTTCTAATAGTAATAATCTGATTAACAGGTCCTTTCGCGAAAGGTGCTGCAATTCCTGCAGATATTGAAGAGGTATTTTGAATACCACCTCTAGTTAAATCTACTTCCCTTACGCTAATCCCTGGAGATGATAAGCTTAAAGCCATTTTGACTCCTCTAATGCTTCAGTTTTGCTCTAAAAGTATTTATAAATTTCTAAGTTTACCTGTAGTCCCACATATATGACATATCTCCATACTCATCAGTGTGCCAAACATCTCCTTCAGAGTCTATTTCTACTGCACTTCTTTCTGTTCCATCAACAATAAACCCAAATGGAGACATATCTTGTTCTATTTGATTCTTTTGTTCTTCATATAGTCTTTTTCTTACATCCTGCTCAGTGAGTTCTTTAAAATAATCTTGAGCAACTAACCAAGCATAGATTACCAAACACATAGCGAGGTCATCATTACAACCTTCTTCTGCTTCAAATGAGTTATGTTTTTGTATAAAAGTTGTCAGCTCACTAATAATTTCATAATCATTGAATATAAGTTTGTCTTCCTCAATCATTGTCTTCAAATTAAGACATCCAACTTTCTTAACTGTCTTAGACATCTTAAGTCCAAGTTGAGTTTTCTTTCCAGAAAAACCTTGCCCAACAATTTGACCAGCTCTACCTCTCATGGAACACATAAGAAGATTTTGGTACTCTAAATCATATTGAATGATTGCTGCTACTTGATCACCAACATCATTCACCTCACATAAAATAAATGCACTATTATATGCCTTTGCAACCTCATGAATAATGTTTGGGAAAATCATAGGTTTAATTTCATTATTCCTATATTTTGCTACTATAATATGTGGAAACTCAGTTATGTCATATACTACAAAAGCAGAATAGTCACCACCAACTCCTCTGGCAACATCGACAGTAATTAAATAATCGTGTCCATCTTTATATTCTTGATAAACATCTAATCCTTTACTTCTTTTTATTGGATCATCATATACTAGACTTTTTAATTTACTTGGCGCAATTAAAGTATCTACTGATCCTAAAAATTCACATTCAAATTCTACTTTAAATTGTTGTTCACTGGTGTTTGCAATAGTTTGCTTTTTCCATTCAGTATCTCTTCCTGGAACTTCTGACCAATGAACTTCTGTTGCTACATATTGGTTTTTGCCTCTTTCAGCATCATGCCAATATCTATAAAAATGATTCATCCCATGAGGGGTTGAAACCATAATTACTTTAGTTTTTGTACCAGACGAGATAGTAGGATAAACAGAGGCAAAGAATTGGTCTGCAATATGGTTTGGAATAAATGCGAACTCATCAAGAAATATGATATTATAGGATCCACCACGAACAGCAGATGCAGATGTAGAAGCAGCCAATATCTTTGATCCATTTTCCAATTCCATAGAACCTTTATTCCATGCTAAAATTCCCTGTTGTAACCATTTAGGTAAATTTTCATATGCAGTTTGCAATCTATTGAGCAAATCTCTTGCAGTTGATGCTTTGTTAGCCAGAATTGCAATATTTACATTATCATTAAAAATTGCATAATGTAAAAGATAAGAAACAACAGTTGTAGATTTACCTGTTTGACGAGGCATCTTACAAATATTGAATCTGTGATCATGGAAGTTTTTAATTAACTTCTCTTGAAAATCGTAAGGTTTAAAAAGTTGTAGTCCATGATCTAGTGTAACAATTTGAACATAATTTTTTGCAAAGTAAACAGGGTCATTCTTACACTTAACAAATTCAATAATTTGTTCTTGTGAAAAATCAATTGAGGTATTTGCCTTTTTTAAAAGGGGATTACCTAAGTAAATATTATCAGCCATAATTACCTACTAATCTCTTCCCAGTCCATTGATGCATGAATATCTGCACCATTAGCACTAGAAGCACATACAATAGAAAGTTCATAAGGTGTTCCTGTTAATGCATCCCTTTCCAACTGAAACTTAAATAATGCCTCTTTAAGAATATCTATGGATGTTGAACCTTGATTAGAACCATATGCATATCCAGATGCTAGTATTCTTCCGCCAGTATAAGTTCCCTCACCAATCTTATATTCAACAGCACTATCAACACCAGCATCAGTCCAAGTTGCACCACTAGATGCTCCAGATGCTCTTACTTGCCAGTTATAAGTTGCATTATTTGTAATGCCTAGAATAGAAAGTGCAGTCATAATTACAATTGCATCTAATCTATTTGGTGTTGCTTTAAGACGAATTGATACAACTGTATAATAAGTTCCTGC